ATGTACGCCAAGCAGCATTTCTATATCTAGCTACACAGATTTGGCTCCTTGTTACTTCATTTGTTACTTCAATTTGAAAAAATTTGTTACTTGTTATTTCAAGATAAACAAAAAAGCATTGGTTTTGTTGAGCTCTAGGTTGTTACTTTTTTAAATAACAAATATATTGAAAAGCGTATATAAAAAATAAAGTCTTATATTTGTGTTGAACAAAAACAAAAGGAAATGAATGATAAATTAGAAATAGGAGATGAGGTTCTAGTAATAGATGCATCTATCAAGCCTGAAAACATGGCTTCTGTTGTGAGGAATTTCCCTTGTTGGATTAAAGAGGACAGCAAAGAAATAATCAGAGACATAATGTTTAATGATGATATTGTTGTTGGTATTGTTTTGGAGAGTAGAAGAAATCCTCAGATATGGATGCCATTATTGAAACGTATGCAAGAGCCTGCTTTCGCATATTGGCGTTTCAGGAAAACAAAATCAGCATATATGATTCAAGAGGAAAAAGAGTCTGAAGGAATTAAAGTTGATGAACTAATAAAAGAGATAGATGGCGATATACACTAGAGTTGAGTTCGCTGCTGAATGCGGAGTAAAGCCTGCTTACATAACTCAATATATAAAAAGGAAGAAAGTTGTCTTAAATGATGATGGGAAGATTAATACTGACAATCCATTCAATGCTGAATTTTTATCTAAAAGAAAGGAGAAGAAAAATCGGCCGGTTAGTCAGAGTACGGCTCCTACAGAAATCAAAGCACCTACTCAACTAACTGCTTTACCAAAAAATATACCTGCACCAGAAGGGAAATCTGCTGATGAAGTGCAAAGGTATAATATGGAGAGAAAAAGTAAGGAGCTTGAAATAGAAATCAAGGAACAAAAAGTTGAAGAGAATAAGATTAAGATAGCAAAGTTAAAGGGTGATGTTATTCCTACTGATTTAGTTAATATCGTTTTTGCACAGCATTTTAGAACAGTGACGACATCTTTTCATAATGCTGCTGACAATTATATTTCTGTAATCATTGCCAGGCTTGGAGGCAAGAAAGAGGATATCGCATTCATTAGAGGTGAATTAATTGAGGTAGTTAATCAAGCAGTAAAAGATTCAATTGCTGAATCAAAAGCAAGTGTGAAAAGTATAGCAAATGAATATTCACAAAAAAGAGGAAAAGGAGAAAGTAAATGATGGAAAATAAAAAAAAATTTTTAACAGCGGCACAATTGACAATTTTAATTATTCATTTAGCTTTTATGTTATATTTTAAATTTGATAGAAATATGCAAGTTGAAAGATTGAATAAAAAAATTGAGGTTATTAATTTATTATTGACTGAAGTTAGCAATGATTTGGGAGATTTTAATGATGCTATTGATAAATTATCTAAGTAATGGAATATGAAAGACATATAACTGAATTAATTGAATCAACAGATTATCAATTATCTACAATGTTGCCAAGCGAATGGGCGGAAGCTAATCGTTTTATGTCTACGGAAAACAGTCCAAAACCTGGGCGTTTTAGTTTTGACCACACTCCATACACTAGGGAGATGTTGGATTGTATAAGTCCAAATCATCCTGCAAGAGTTATTGCAATAATGAAAGGAGCTCAATTAGGAATGAGTACAGGAATAATTGAAAACGCCATTGGGTATATTATCAGTCAAAATCCTGGTAACATTTTATTTTTAACTGGCCATAGTGATTTAGCAGATGAGGCAATGAATGGTAAGATTGACCAAATGATTGATAGTTGTGGTTTACGTCCAATGATTCGTCCTAATGTATTAAGGAAAAAAAATCAGAGGACAGGTGATACAAGTAAGTCAAAAGAGTTTCCTGGTGGTAGTTTAGTTGCAGGTTCTGCAGGTAATCACAAATTATTAAGACAGCGTTCTGTTAGATATGGATTTATTGATGATTTTGATGCAGCTAAAAAAAGTACAAAAGAATCAGGTAGTACAACTGAAATGATTGAACAACGATTTGCAAGTTATGCAGATAAGATGAAATTATTTTATATATCAACTCCTGAAGTAAAGCAAACATCAAACATTGAACCAGTTTATGAATTAGGAGACCAAAGGAAGAGATTTCTACCTTGCCCATGCTGTGGTGATTATATTACTTTAGAATGGACAATTGAAGTTGATGGTCAAGTTGCTGGGATAACTTATGAAAGAGATGAGAAAGGAGAGCTTATCGAAGGTTCTGTAGGATACACTTGTCAAAGTTGCTTTCAGTTTTTTACAGAGCGGCATAAACATGAAATGAATTTATTGGGAGAGTTTAGGCCTACTGCAAAGCCTAGCCAACCAGGATATTATTCATACCATATCAACTCCTTGTATGCTGCTGCAGGAATGTATGATTGGGAACATTATGTCAGACAGTATATAAAAGCGAATCCTATAGGCGAACCACAAAAGGTTAAAGAGATGCAAACATTTGTTAATCTTGTTTTAGGTGAGACGTTTGAAGAAATGGGTGAAGCTCCAAAAGCTAACACGCTGCAAAAAAATATCAGGCTTTATGATGTTGATGAGCTTCCAGAAAAGTTAAGCGAGAAAGATGGTAATGGTCAAATTGTGTTATTAACTTGCGGTAGTGATATGAATGGTAAGGTTGATGATGCAAGATTGGATTATGAAATTGTAGCTTGGACAGAAAATGGTTCTAGTTATTCTATATCACATGGTAGTATAGGAACATTTATACCTAGGGAAAGTCAGAGAAAAAATAAAGTTGATAGGGTTCATTGGACTTATCGTGAAGGTCAAGAAAATAATGTCTGGGATAAATTCGATGAAATCATAGATAGGATTTATGAGACAGATACAGGGAGGCGTATGAAAGTCTTTTTAACAGGAGTTGATAGTGGGCATTATACAAACCATGCCTACACTTATATTGAAAAGCAAAAAGGTAGACGCTTTGTTGTAGGGTTGAAAGGAAAGGATGCAGATAAATATAGACGTTTTGGATTAGACACCCCATCATTCAAGCCTGCAAAAGAAAGGAGTGATTTATATTTGGTTGAAGTAAATCAAATAAAAGATGACTTGAGTAATAATATCAAATTAAGGTGGGATGAAAAAACAGAGAGCGGACAACCTAGCGGAATGATGAATTTCCCGATTCCAAGCAAAGGCTTATATACATTTAAAGATTTCTTTTCTCATTTTGAAAGTGAGCATAGGGTAATTGAAAAAAATAAAGATGGTAGCGGAGTCTCTTCTCGTTGGATAAAGAGAAGCACGTCAGCACAGAATCACTTATGGGATTGTCGTGTCTATAATATAGCTTTAAAAGATATAATAACCTCTATTGTTTGCAGAGAATACGGCTTAAAACGGTATTCTTGGAAAGATTATGTAGATATACTGCTTGGTAGGAAGTAAATTAATCTCCTTGACAATCAGCAAGATAACTAAAATATGGAAAGTTTTTTATACTAAATAGCGTATAGATGAAATCTAGTCGTATATTTGTAGTGAGTTTAACAATTAACACACATTAACACACAGAGATATGAGACATTTTACAACAGCAACAGGAGAAAGTTTAGGAACAACATTTTGCGGAGATAAAGGTAGAGCATTAATGCAAACAGAAGCAGAAGAAAAGCTAATGTGGTCTTTAAGTGAAAAAACTTCATGCCTCGAGGATGATATGTTTGAATGGCAACTATGTGATTTAATGGATTTCTTTTTAAAAGAATGCTCAAGGTGTAGTAAAGAGGAATTCTTAAAAAGAGGATGGAAAGAGAGTAGATAGGAAGAGGGGTTGAGTATGCAGAAAGGAATGTCTGATGATGGTAAGCTTTTTTTAATGAGATAAAATAACTAAAATAAACTCTGTGTGTTCCTCACCCTACGGGGTGGGGTTGCACAGAAAAATTAAAACACACTTTTAAAAAAAATAAGATGGCGAAGAAGAAAGAAGTAGTAAAATTTGGAGACGGTATCAACTTTGTTGAGCTGTTTAGAGTTAAAGGAAAACAAGGTTTATTCACTTTGCGTTCTAAAGTAAACAAAGCAGGTATGGTGGGCGTTATGGAGTTCATGAGGTATGATAACAAAGTAACTGCAAAAGCATCAGAAATGGAATGCTTAGGACATTTAGTTTTTGAAACATTTGCAGGTCATGAGAACTTAATGATGAATGACGTTTTCAATAACTTGTTTGATTTCTTTGAAGCGAATACAGGAGTGACACCAACTTTAGAAGATGCTGTACCAAATCACGACCCAGAGAAATTTAAACAACATCATTTAGATAAGGTTTTGATGTGGTATAATGAGATTGTAGATAAATTAAATGAAATTTCAGATGAGACAGAAGCTTAAAGAAATAAAGGATAAAATACTTAAAAAGACAACGATATCTCTTTTTGCAGATGATATTGGAATTAGACAAGCAACTTTATCAAACTTTTTAAATGGTAAGGTTGGCGTGCAACTTCCAACATTGATGAAAATTATTGAACCTGTCGGGATGGATATCTTAGAAAAGATGCCTGACAATTTTATTGAGGTTGAATGTGTTTTCTTGGATGATAAGAAGTTTAAGAAAGGTCAAAAATATAAAGGCAAAGAAATCCTTTTATGTTTTGGAACAGCTGAAACAACTTACCAAGGAATATTAATGAAGGATAAAAGAGAATTTTACACTTTGAAAGTGTTTTAAAAAACAAAGGAAAAATGGAACAAAAGGAAGTTAAGATTATTGGTTTAAAAATAAACCAGCAGATAGGTATCTTGCAAAGCTGTCAATTACAATTTAGCACGAACAACAATCTAATCGCTGTAAAAGGTGAGGTTGGAAGTGGTAAGACTACATTGCAAAAAGGATTGATGTTAGGAACTTTAGGAAGTGATACATTAAAAGATGATAAATCTTTATATGGAGAAATTGATGAGGAAGTTCAACTAATTGATGGCGAAGAAAACATTTTTGTTGGGTGCAAAAGCTCAAAGGACGGTTCACTAATGTACACCATCTACACTAAAGACGAAGATGGCAAGGTGATTAAGGAGCCTGTTATTGATGGCGTTAAGCTAACACCGTCAGCATATTTAAAAAGCCTACAGACAGCTCTTACTTGGCGAATGGATGAATTAACATCTGAAAACCACAATGTTCAAAAGAAAATCCTATTGGAGTTGTATAAAAAGGAACTTGCGGCAAAAGGTGTCGTTTTTGATAAAAAATCTCAAGATTATTCACAAAGCATTTTAGGTAAGATTGAATTAGCTGAAAACGATAGGTCAGAAAAAGAATTCTTAAGAAAACAAGTAGGCGGCTTCAAAACTCAATTAGCACCTTTAGGAATAAATGTTGAAAATAGCGATACGATACCAAAATATATTGATATCTCCAAATTAGAGGCTGACAAAGTTAGTTTGCAATACAAGATAAATAATGTTGAAGAAGTTAAGGCTCAGGCTCTTAAAACAATCAAAAACAATGCAGACGAGATTACTAATAAGCTGAAAGAAGAGAATGCTAAGATTAAGGAGCAAAATAAAGTTTTACAAAGTGAGTTTGAAACTAAAAAAGACCAACACTCACAAAACATACACACCTATAATGGTATATCTAAAGACTTAGAAACTTTAAATGTAGAAAAATGTCTTAGTGATGAGGATTATGAAAAACTTTATAAGCTATTAGATACATCATTCAAAAATACTGAATTAACAACTGCAAAAGAATTACCGGAATTAGAATTTGATGAAACTGGTAAATGCACCACAAAAGAGTGGGAAAAAGAAACTTATATCGCTGGATTATTAGATTTATTAATTGAATTAAAATTAGAATATATACAGTTAAATGGTAAACCTGTAGATGATACAGCTGTCCTTGAAAAAGATTTGAGCTTGATTGTTGATAGTATGCTGTTAGCCAAAGAGAATAACCGCAAGGTTGAAATGGTTAATACTTTTTTAAATTGGCAAGCTGCAAATGATTTAGTTGTTTCATTGAGAAATGAATACACAGAAATGTTACTAAGTATTAACACAGGAGTTGAAGGGCTCAATATTTGTGTTGATAAAGAAGATGGTAAGCTAGATATTTATTTAACATATGATGGTTCATATGACCCGAAATACTTTAGTAATAAAAACTTGGAAAATAGAAAGTTGAGCAGCTATTCAGGAACTCAAAAGCCTTTAATTTGTTTATTGCTTCAAAATTACTTGTTAAGTAAAAAACCAAAAGCAATGAGGTATTTATGGATTGATGATGTGCCTATTGATAAAAAGACTAGGTTATTGCTTGAAGAAATGGGTGAGGATTTAGGGTTGACAATCATTGTAAATATTACAGGAGATTTTGAGAAAGAAAATTTAACTGATGGTGAATTATTAATTGATGGAGGTGAAATCTTTTTTAAGTAATTGGCATCACCAAGGAAAATAGGAGCGACTACTTTTGCACTACTAACAGACGAACAGATTGTTAATTTACTGCAAAACTATACTCAAAAAGAGATATCAGAGCTTTATAATACTTATGAAGGGTTTATTTCTAGAGAGATTGATGCAAGGAGGATATTTGTTCCTAAAGCAAGTGAAAAAAACGAAAAAAAATTATATAAAAAAGGAGCCTGGATGAAGAGCAAAGAAAGAGCTTTTTGGAGGCAACATAAAAACGAAAAAATATGGGAACTTTAGAAAATTATAGATATCAGAACTTTGAAGGATACAAAGTTGCATTAACAAAAAATCCACCAGCCTCAATGTTGAAAAGCAGACCTTTAGGAGGAAACAAAACTTCGTCATACCAACCAATTGAAGTCACTCAAGCTCTTGCTGATATGGTGTATCGAGATTGGACTGTTTCAGAAGAGAAATTTATGAATGTTTTGAATGAGATTGTTTGCACTGTAAAAATCACAGCTTTACCTGATTACCCAGGTTCAGATTATATTACTTTCACAGGTTCAGCAAGTAAAAACATTCAAGTTGATAAAGGCTCTGAAGTTCACAATTTTCCTGTAGGTAAAAAGGCAAATGCTTTGCAGTATAATCTACCTGCAGTTAGGTCAGATGCTATTGGTTGTGCCTTTGAGACTTTAGGTAATTTATTTGGTAGGAATGTTAGTAGAGATTCAAGCAATGATTTTGGTTTTGATGTAAGCTATGAAAAAGAAAAATAATGGAAGAATTCAACGAAATATCAGGTAGCTTTAAAATGCAAGGCTCCTTAATTGTTAAGGATGATTCTTTGCAGCGTACAGACGAATGGATGGCTTTACGTTTAGGAGCTTGGAATGGTTCTGTCAATAAAGACCTGATGGGTTGTGGTCGCTCTACATCAAAACAACCTTGGGGAAGCCTAGAAAAAGTAGTTGATTTTGGAGCTGCTGCTGAAAAGCAAGTTTATATGGTAGGAATGGAAAGGACTACAGGTGAGAGCTCAATGGAAGCAAGTGCAAAGCAGATGGAGCATGGAAAAGAAAATGAACCCATCTTAATTGAGCAGCTTATAAAAGATGGAGTGATTACAGATTTTAAAGAATTAGGTTCAGAACAGTTTCCAGGTTATGAATGGGGGAGGGCTTCCGTTGATGGTGTTGCAAATTATAAAGGTAGGGAGATTGCAATGGAGTTGAAATGCTGTGTTTCTTGGGCAGGTCATTACGTTAGAATGTATGATAAAGTTCATGAAAAACATAATGATTTTTGGCAGCACCAGAGTGAAATGCTTGCCACAGGTCATAAGGAGCTGCTTTATGTTGTCACTTTACCAATGCAGACAAAAAAGTATGACATACAATTAGTAAAAGCCTCACCAATACACCAGGAAGAGCTTCTAAAGCGTTGCAAGATTGGAGATAGAGCAATTGAGCTTTGGAAAACAATGGATAGCAAGAAGGAGGCTCTCCAGGTTGCGTGTGCCACATTTAAAGAAGAGAATAATAATTAAATCTAAATATAAACTAAAAAAAAGAACAAATGATTGATTTAAGAACAAAAGCAGAAGTATTAAGAACAGAATTAATGGAAGTAATTAAACCAAAACTTTTATTTCAATTCAAAAGACCTGAAAAAAATAAAGAGGTTACAAGAATAGTGAATAATATTATTCAACACAGAATGGAAGAATTGTCTCTTGATATCCGTAGAGAATACCAATTTTTTATTCCTATTCCAACTGCAAATTTAAAGACAAGGTTGAAGTTTTTGTTTACTGGTAAGCTAAGGTAAACTTTATTTTGTTATTTTTGTGTTATGGTTATTTATGACAGCTCAAAAATTTATATTGATTCAGCGACAGATATTTGTGATAAAATCACTAGGATTAACGATATTATTACAGCTTTAGAAGATACGGCTTTGAAAAGTGCGACAAATGATGATATATCTGAATATTGGCTGGATGATGGGCAAACAAAGATAAAAACAGTATATAAAGGTACTGATGCAGTATTGGCATCAATTAAATCCTTAATAACACTCAAACAATATTATGTTAATAAACTAAACGGACGTCAGGTTCGTTTAGTTGATAGCAAATCACTATATAGATAAAAAATGGGCTTTTTAGACTTATTCTCAAGTAATAAACAGATTGATTTTCTTAAGAGTGAATTAGCAGAAGCAAGTTCATATGGAGGTGTTTATTCCCCTATTCATGTTGTTTCTTTTGATGGAGAAAAAAATACAGGAGAACTTGGTGTTTTAACTAAGTACGATTTAGATTATAACGGTTTAAGATTACGCTCTTGGGAGTCTTACCTTGGAAGTGAAATTACTCAAACAGTTGTTAGGAAATATGTTACTTGGATAATTGGTTCTGGGTTAAAGCTGCAAAGCGAACCTATTGGAGATATTTTACTTGATGAAGGTGTTGATATTGATTCTCAAAAATTTAGTAAAAAAGTTGAACAAAGATTCAAGCTTTACACTAAATCAAAAGAATCTGATTACAGCAAAATTGACAATATAAATAGACTTTCAAGAGTTATCTACACCAACGCAATAGTAGGCGGTGATGTCTTAGTAATTCAAAGAATTATCAATGGTAATCTAAATGTTCAACTGGTTGATGGTGCTCATGTAATGACTCCTTGTTTTGATAATCACGAAGCGGATGCAATTAAGCGAGGAAACATCATTAAAAACGGTATTGAAGAAAATAAAAAAGGAGAACACGTTGCCTATTATGTTGCAAACAAAGAGGGCGAATCAACAAGGATAGAGGCAAAAGGTAAAAAAACAGGAAGAGATACAGCTTACCTAGTCTATGGCTTGCGTTATAGGATAGATGATAATAGGGGTATTCCTTTAATATCTACAGTCTTAGAAACTCTTAAAAAGCTGGATAGATACAAGGAAGCAACTGTTGGAAGTGCTGAAGAGAGAGCAAAAATACCTTTCTTTATAGAGCATGAAAAAGAATCAACTGGAGAAAATCCACTAATAGGCTCAATGGCTAAGGCTTTCAATGTTGATAGTGAACAAGATATTCCTGTTGATATAAATGGTCAGCAACTTGCAGACAATATTGCAGCAACAATGAACAAACAGGTTTATAATATGCCGCAATCTTCAACCTTAAAAAGTTTAGATTCTAAAAATGATATTTACTTCAAAGATTTTTACTCTGTAAATGTCAATTCTATTTGTGCTGCAATAGGAATACCGCCAGAAGTTGCTTTGAGCAAATATGATTCCAACTTTTCTGCAAGTAGAGCAGCATTAAAAGATTGGGAACACACAATCAATGTAGAAAGAGAAGGCTTTTCATTCCAATTTTACCAAAAAGTTTATAAAGGTTGGTTGGAGTTAGAAATCTTAAAAAATAAAATACAAGCTCCAGGTTATTTGATTGGGTTATCAGATGAGAATTATATGTTAATCGGAGCCTATACCAACGCAAGGTTTGTTGGTAACAATGTTCCGCACATTGACCCATTAAAAGAAGTTCAAGCAGAGAGATTGAAATTAGGAAGCCGAGGCGCTCACATACCTTTAACTACGACAGAGTCATCAACAGAATTACTTGGTGGCGGAGATTCAGATTCAAATATAACACAATTTGGGGAAGAGTTGAAACATACAGAACAAAACGGTATTGAAATGGTAGAGCCTATTCCTGAAACAGTAGAAACAACAGAAACACAAAAAACAAATGAGTGATAAAATAGAAAAAACAATCGCATTCATGACGGGTGATTTAGTAGCAATGGTGGTATCATATAAGCTGCTTGGAGATATAGCATCAGCAACAATCATTGCTATCGCAACAGGCTTCTTTGGTGGTGCTGCTGCAATAGCTGGTAAAATGCTGATAACTTGGTTGTTCAAGAAAAAAGAAAAAGATGATGTCTGAGAAATTACAAAAAGAATTGATTTTGTTTGGTAAGTTCCTATCTGGAATTGTTACTTTATGCTTTTCGCTTTGGTTTTTTGGTCGTGCTCCTTTTAATGAAAAAGTCAATGAGTTGATGGATGACTATATTGTTAGTGAGCATTATAAAGCTAACCATAAAAATTTAACGAAAGATTATGTTGATTCTCCTGATTTCAAATACTTAGTTGATAAAGTTATTAGTGATTATGAAGAGGAGTTGAAAAATAAAGATAGCAGCAAGATTGGACTTCGTAAATTGTTAGCTGATAAGATGGGCATTGCAGAGGATGAAGTTCATATTGAGTTAGGTAGAATGTTTAAGGCTGAAAAAATCTTATTCAAGGATTTGAAAATTGAATTAAAAAGAGTGATAAAAAGGTATCACCCTGAGCTAAATATAAACTAAGGAAAACAAGATGGAAAACATAAGTAGAAATATCACATATAAAGAAGCAACCAAAAGCAATACAGCTAAAAGGTATGGAATTGAAAATGTTCCAAATGATTTTCAATTAGCAAACATGAAAATGGTTGCAAAGAATTGTTTCCAACCTTTAAGAGAGGAATATGGTAGTCCAATTGGAGTCAGCTCTTTTTTACGTTCCAAATTATTAAATGAGCACCCTGCAATAAACGGTTCTAAAACATCTCAACACTTACAAGGACTTTATTCTAAAATAGAGGAAGGAGCTATTGACATTGATGCTGATATTTATGATAATGGAATTACTAATGCTGAAATATTTAATTGGTTGAAAGATAATGTTGAATTTGACCAATTGATATGGGAATATGGAACAGATGAAGAACCTGCGTGGGTTCACGTTTCATTTAGGAAAGGAGCGAATAGAGGTATGATGTTGACTGCATATAAAGTTGGTAAAAGAACAAAATATAAATTAAGAAAATAAGCTATGGGAGATTATAAAGATAAGCATGGTAAAACTAGGGTAGGAGCATTTTTAAAGAATACGGCTCCTCATATTTTAGATATGGTTAGTGATGTGATGCCTGATAAAGGAGTTTTAGGTGTTGTAAAGAACTTAATAAGTAAAGACACCCAGTTGTCAGCATCACAAAAAGCAGAGGCTTTAGAGTTGCTTCAAATAGATTTAGAAAACACTAAAGATGCCAGAGCAATGCAGAAGGCAGCATTACAGCAGGATGATATATTCTCAAAAAGGTTTGTTTATTATTTAGCTACTTTTTGGAGCGTCACTGGAGCTCTTTACTTATTTCTTGCAACTTTTACCACAGTAGTCAACCCTAAGATGGCAGACACTGTTTTAGGTTTCTTGTTAGGTACTATTGTGGCAACCATTATCAATTTCTTTTTTGGTAGTTCTCAAGGTTCAAAAGATAAGGGCTTAGAAATGTTGAAAAATAAAAATTAATAAAAAAAGTCTTGTTTAAAGAAAAAATTATATATTTGTAGTTATTATGCCAAAAGAGATATTAATATATAGTTCAATTTACAGCTTCACAGCTGAATCTTTCATTGAAAAAATGGAGGAAGCTAGAGGTGAAGATATTGTTTTGAGATTGAATACACCTGGCGGTGATGTTCAAGCTGGATTTGGTATGATTGCAAAGTTTGCAGAACACGAAGGGCTTAAAAGCATTAAGGTGGACGGTAAAGCAAACTCCATGGGAGCTTTCTTCCTTGCTTATGCAGATAACGTAGAGGCACTAGATGTTTCAGAAATTATTTTACACAGAGCAGCCTATCCTAGTTATATTGAATCAAGAGAAGATTTTAAAGGTTCAGATATGGCTTTATCTTTAGATAAGATAAATAAAGATGTAAGAGCGGGTTTAGAATCTAAAATAGATGTTGAAGCTTTTGAAAAAGTTGCAAAAGTGTCTTTAGATGAAATGTTTAGTATGGATTCTAGAATTAATGTAAGATTAACACCTGCCCAAGCAAAAAAGATAGGATTAATTAATAAGGTGAAAAAATTAACTTCTCAAATGAACACAGAAATACAAGCTAATAAAATATCTATTGCAGCAAGTTTTGGAGTAGATGTAGAGGCTTTAGAAGTGTTACCAGAAGCTGAAGAAAATAAAGAATTAAAACCCAAAAATAAAAATAAAATGACTTTACAAGAATTAAAAGATAAACATCCAGAAGTTTACGCTCAGGTAGTGGCTGTTGGTGTTGCAAACGAAAAAGACAGAGTTCAAGCTTGGATGGCTTTTGTTGATGTTGATGCTAAAGCAGTTTCAGAAGGAATTGAGGCAGGTACTTCAATGTCTCAAAAAGCAATGGCTGAATTCAGCAAGAAAATGTTTTCAAAAGAACATATAATTGCAGCTGAAGCTGAAAATGCTCCAGAAACAGAAACTGATACTCCTTTAACTAAGGAACAAGCAGAAGCAAAGAAAATCGCTGAATTTGAAGCGGAAGTTGATAACAATAAAAACGATTAATCATGAGCGAAGTAACGGTAGTAAACGCAACAAATAATCAAGCACAATTTGATTATGATGTTTCCAAAATATTTGTTTGGAATAATAGATATGAAACTGGTTCTTTATTGAATGCTTCAGGAGGTGTGAAAACATTTTTACCTGGAACTTTGATGGGAAGAATTGCAGCTTCACAAAAACTGGTTCCTTGTGCATCAGGAGCAACTGATGGAAGTCAGTTTCCTGTAGGAATATTAAAAACAAACGTAGCTGATATGGCTGATGCAGCTTCTCAAGATGTAAACATTTGCATTTCTGGTGATGTTGTAGAGGCTAAGGTTATATTTGATGGTACAGATACAATTAATACAATCGTTGATTTAAAAATCTTAGGTGATAGAATTGCTGGAGATACAATGGGTATTAAATTAGTTGACGGTATTGAATTAACTAACTTTGATAATCAATAAAAATAAATTTAAAAAAAATAAAAAATGGCAACTATAAGCACTACTGACGCAAGAGCGTTATTCACAAAAAAATTAATATCCGTTTATAAAGAGCGAACAACTCCAACGGCTTTTTTACGTTCTTTTTTCAAAACTGAAGAATCTGATACTAAACAAATTTCAATTGAAGTTCAAAGAGGTACAGAATTAATTGCAGTAGATGTTGAAAGAGGTACGGAAGGAAACAGAAATCAGTTCTCTAAGAGCACTGAAAAAATATTTGTTCCACCTTATTACCGTGAGTATTTTGATGCAACTGACTTAGACTTTTATGACAGATTGTTTTCTCAAAATGGTTCAGTTGACGGTAATACATTTAGAGTTTGGATGAACCAAATTGCTGATAAATTAATGATGTTGCAAGACAAAGTTAATAGAAGTTATGAATTACAATGTTCACAAGTATTATTGACTGGTATTGTTCAATTGCAAAATGGAACAAACATTGATTTCAAAAGAAAAGCGGCTTCTTTAGTAGATGTTGGTGCTGCTGCTTATTGGGCGGCTGCTACTTCTAATCCTTATGCAGATTTAGAAAATGCTGCTACTTTTATCAGAACTAAAGGTAAAAGCTCAGGAAACATTTTTAATGTTATTTTAGGTCAAGTTGCAATGCAAAATTTCCTTAATAATACAGAAGTAAAAGAAAGATCTGATATTAGACGTATATCTTTGGATTCAATTAGAACTCCACAAAAAGATGCGACAGGTGGCGTTTTACATGGTGAAGTTTCAGCAGGTGCTTATGTATTTAGATTATGGACTTATCCAGAATATTATGATACAGCTTTAGCTCAAAACATCTCATATATTGATGAGAAAAAAATCATTGTTATGCCAGACGCTCCTAAGTTTGTTTTAGGATATGCTGCTGTTCCAATGTTGTTTGGTACGAAACCAAATGTTGGTGCAACTGGACTATCTTCTAAGAAAGGAAGATTTGTTATTGGTCAATATTTAGATGAGAGAAATTCAGCTCACATTATTGATATTAAATCTGCAGGAGTTGCTATTCCGGTAGCAATCGACCAGCTTTATACTGCTAAGGTAGTATCGTAAAAAAAATCAATTCAAAAAGGCACTAATTGAATTTAGTGCCTTTTTTTTAACTATAAAAACAAGAACAATGAAGAAATTTAAAGTAGTGGCATTATCATTAGGAGGTTTGAATAATAAAGTTTTCAACTCTGGAGATGTAGTTGGTGAAGATAATTTTGTTGCTGGTTCAACTCCTGAATTAGTAAAACAAGGTTTTTTAAAAGCTCACAAATTAACAGCTAAGGAAGAGAAAGCAGAAAAAGCAGCAGAAGCAGCAGCACAAAAAGCAGCAGAAGAGGAAGCTCAATTGACTAAAGAAATTGAGGCTGAGGCTAAAGCTAAAGCAGAAGCAAAAGCAGAAGCAGAAGCTGAAAAATTAGCTAAAGCAAAAGCAGCAGCCAAAGAAGAAGCTGATAAGAAATAGATGGGCTTAGTAGATACAGCCAAAGGAGATTGGCAAAGGTTTACTTCAAATCCAGATGAGTTTGGCGTTTCTATGACATTAGAAACGCCTGCAGGCTCACACACTGAAACCATTGTTGGGTTAGCCACAAAACATCACATTGGTATTGATACTGATGGCGATTTAGTGAATACCAAAAATGCTCATATTTCTTTTTCTGAAAAACTATTAACAGACGTTGGCTATCCGGTAAGAGACGGAAGTGGTGAAGTTAATTTAGAAAGCCACAAAGTAACTGTGAAAGATAGCACAGGTTTAGATAAGAAGTATTTAATTAGAGAATGGTTTCAAGATGAGACAGTTGGTTTCATTGTTTGCATTTTAGGAGATTACGAATAAAATTATGGCACTATTAAATCAAATAATACCACCTCAGAATTTCGAGATAATTAGAGATAGAATTCCTGTTATTTTAGTTGATGAAATTGCCAACCAATTCACATTGACATCTGACACTGATTTACAAGTTTCTGTTTTTGGAGAAAGAATAGTTCCTTTTGATGCTGCAAATATGCCAGTGATAAATGTTTTATTTTCAAATGGAGCAGAGAATCAGCAAACCACAGCAAACTCATCAAATATTTACACTTTTTTTATTGATATTTATACTAAAGCTAAATCAACAGCAACAGAAAGAGGTGGCAAAGCATCAGCTTACCATTTACATAAGCTCTTAGGTGTTTGTCGTGCTATTTTAGAAAACCCACAATATAGGACACTAAATTTTCCTTTACCATCCTTAGAGAGTACGGCAATAAAAGAAATCAGTATCGCAGACCCAAAAAACAATCAAGACGCTAATAGCATTATGATGGGTAGGTTGACTTTTGAATGCAAAATCAGAGAGGGTGTTCAATTACTACCTGCAGGAACAATTAAAGAATCAACAACTGTTATTAATATTGAAGAGACGGCTGAAGGTTATAAATATAATTTTATAACTCCATAATTTTCATTACTTTTACGTCATGGCAAACACCACAATCATACAGAAATTAACAAATGGCAATGTTTTAATCACACGAGACGGAAAACCTTACACTTTAAATCCTGATTCTCAATGCTTTAAAGAAGTCGGTCTTGTTTTATTGAAAGATAAAAGAAGCTCATTAATTGACACGTATAAGGTTGTTGATGTTGAAAAAGTGATTAGAGAAGATGGAACAGAGGTTCTTATCTCAGATGTTGATACTTTATTCTCTGAATTAATTAATTTTTTTTTTTTAAATCAGTAGGTGGTGGTAGCAGCCCAAATCTAATACATTTAGGTTCTTTCACTAATTATACTGATTTAATCACTCAATATCCAACACCTCCAAATGGTACAGTTGGCACACTTGCTTATGTTATAAATAGCCAAGGGCTTTCTTGGTTACCAGGGAGTTATGGTGGAACATTTTATTCCAAAGGAACCTATGCTTGGAATGGTGTTGATTGGGATTCAGCAGTGGATGACATTGCAAAAGCTTTAGAAGATATTAATAATGAAATTGATGCTTTAGGTTTGCCTCAAGTTTTAGGCGTTGATAATACAACAGGCACAAATGATATTTCAATTGATAATGGTCAAGTTTTAAAAGGCACATCAAGCGGTTCATATATAGATTTAGATGATGGAACAAATAGTGCTATTCAGTTAAACTCATTAAGGAGTGTTTATGCTCAAGGTGGAGACTTTATAAACAATATAAACACAGGAGCATCTGTTGTCAATGATGTTGGGTGTTCAATTGTTCTTTTTAAAAATGATTTTGCAAGATATGGAGAGATTTCAGTTATTGGTAATTCTGAAAATGATGTTTTAAGTTTTGACATACCAAATTATCCTTCAATAATTTCTTCTCAAAATAATATTGTAAGACAAAATGTCAATAATACTGTTGTTTTAGGTGGTAAAGATATTGTATCAAAAACAGATGATACGGCTTATGTAAATCAAATCAGCTTTAATTTAAATTCAACATTTGAAACGATATTAAAACATATACCTCCAACATCAGACAATTTAGTAGAGATACAAAACGGAAGTGGTATATTATCTTTTCTTTCAGATATTTTAAAACAAAAAAGCGGAGTTATTCCAATAGGTTCATTTACAGGTAATCCTTTAAGGGCAACCGTAACATTCGCAACGCCTTTTGATGATGCAAATTATTCAATATCCATTATAGAGGTGACAAATGCAAATAAAAATATTAACCCAAAAATTGATGCATCACCAACAGCTGCAGGATTCACTGTCAGCCTTGGAACAATAAATCCTAATAACATTGTTGATGTTCGTTGGGTAGCAACTAAATACGGAGAAAATTAATATGAGTTTAGGAACAAATAATATTGAGTTTGATAGTTTAACAGCAGACACATCTGTTTTGACAAATGGAATGCTATGGTTTAGGAGTGATTTTAATCAATTCCAAATGAGGGCAAATGGAACCACATTTTCACTACCTACAATGGATGATTTAATTCACAGCACAGCCTTTTTGGTTTATGAAAATGGTGTTCCAAACACTCCTTTAACTTTGAATGTTTGGAACTATTTTGATATGCTCACAGCAACATTAGACACTCCAACACTTTTTGAGTTTGAACAATTAACAGGGTTTCCTGATACTTTAGTTTATAAAGGAACAGAAACAAAGGTAGTTAGAATTGTTTCTACAACAGGTTTAAGGCGTATTGGAGGAGGTATAAATACTTACCAAATGAGGTGGGTTAAAAATGGTGGGCAAATTGGCGGAGTAAAACAATTTGAGCTTGGTGGAACAGATGGTTCAATTTCTATGACTGCATTGGTTGAAATGGAACTTGATGACCAAATTTGGTTAGAGATAAGGAATATTTCAGATGCTGATGATGTTAGATTATTAAGTGCAAATATAACAGTGAAATAATATGATTCTACAAATAGAAAACAATAAAATCTTAACAGATGTAACTGCATTAGATGCGGTTCAAAATCCTGTACATGGCGACTCTTTTTTTATAACGTCAGAAGAGAAATGCTTTTCTTTTTATAATACTTCAAAAAACCAAGAGGATGGCTTTTGGGCTCCAGATGCTGAATTAAATATTTATGAAAAGACAAGTATATTATCTGCAAACCATACAGATGTCACTGCATTCTATCCAAATGTTATTGGTCAACCATTAGACGAAATAAAACAAACATATCAAAAATATGAAGCAGACGGTGTTGAGTATAATAATGACTTTAGGGCTCAACTTGTTTTAGATTATAAAATAGGGATTTTAACAGCTTCACAAATTTATGAGGTAGAAGCTAAGATAAAAAATGTCAGAGAACTTGTGAAAAACGGTGATTGGTTGACAGCACAGAATGCTATGTTATCAATAACGGTTGATGGTTCTTTTTCTCAAACAATGCACGATGATGTTTCTGATTATATCAATAATTATATATTAAACAATTATTAAAATGACACAACAAGAAATCATAGATAGGATAGAATTATTGCAAAGTAAACTTGAAGAGAATGAAACTTCTGTACTTAGGCCAATAATTGAAAATGAAATCAAAAGATTAGAAAAACTTAAAACTTAAAATTATGGGCTTTTTATTATTTATATTATCATTTATTTTAGTCGTTGCTTTCTCTCCAATTGGCTTATTGATATCATTGTTTAAATACAGAAATGATTATTACTTTAGATTGGCAATTTCTTTAGACCAATTTAGAAATGTTGTTATGAGTCATTTATTTAATTTTATATTAATTAATAGTGATAAACACCAATTTGGCAATCCTGATGAGACAATCAGTTCTGTTTTAGGAAAGAACAAAAAAAATAATTCTTTAGCTTACTTAGGTAGGCGTTTGGATGCTTTATTAAATGGACTAGATGAAAACCACTCAATAAAAAGTATTGAAAAATAGTCAGCAATTAAAAAAAAACTTTATATTTGTAATTAAAAATAGAAAAAAATGGCAATAAGTACATCAGTAGGTTTAGAAAGAATAAGCCGAATTGTAGGATATACAATTAAGAAAGGAAATTTCGCAAATCAAACGCCAAATTTACCGCAAAGAATAGCAATATTAGGCGAGGCTAATACTGCAAATCAAGGAGCTTTATCATTAACACCAATAGAAATTACTTCAGCTCAAGAGGCTGGTACTTTATATGGTTATGGTTCTCCAATTTATAATATGATGAGAATCTTAAGACCTGCAAATGGCGGCGGAGTAGGAGGAATTCCAACAGTTGTTTACCCTCAAGCCACGGCTTCAGGAGTTGCTGCTGAAAGAGAGTTGACTCCAACAGGTACCGCAACTGCAAATGGAACTCATACTATTGTGATTAATGGTCGTAGAAACATTGATGGCGGTAGATATGATATTGACATTGTTACTGGAGATACTCCTGCTGTGATAGTGGCTAAAATTGTTGATTCAATTAACAATGTTTTAGGTTCACCTGTAATTGCAGCAGATGCGACAACAGAAGCAGTTCTAACAAGTAAGTGGGAAGGTTTAACATCTGAGGAATTAGATGTGATAGTTGATACAAATGATACAAGCATAGGAGTAACTTATGCGGTTGTTTCATCTGCTACTGGAACAGGTACTCCTGCAGTTTCTACTGCTTTAAACTTGTTTGGAAGTGATTGGAATACAATAGTGGTTAATCCTTATGGAGCTCCTGTTTTTACAGAGCTAGAAGCTTTTAACGGTATTCCAGACCCATCAAGCCCAACAGGTAGATATCAGGGAATTATAATGAAGCCTTTCATTGCTTTATATGGTAGCAAAGTTGATGACCCATCAATCATTACTGATGCGAGAAAAGATGAGGTTACCAATGCAGTTTGTCCTGCTCCTTTTTCAAAAGGACTAAACATGGAGGCAGCTGCAAACATGGCAACTTTATTTTCTAGAGTTGCTCAAGATACACCTCATTTAGACGTTAATGCTAAAAGCTATCCAGATATGCCAATTCCTGAAGATGGGAATATTGGTTCTATGAGCTCTTACAATTTTAGAGATTCAATAGTGAAAAAAGGAAGTTCAACAGTTGATTTGGTTTCAAATAGATATCAAGTTCAAGATTTTGTCACTACTTATCATCCTGTAGGAGAGACTCCTCCACAGTTTAGATACTGTAGAAATTTAATGTTGGATTTCAATGTTAGATTTGGTTACTATTTATTGGAGCAGGTAAATGTTGTTGACCACGCTATTGCAGCAGACAATGATGTTGTTTCTGCTGACGGTGTAATTAAGCCAAAACAATGGAAACAAATAGTAGACAATTATGCAAAAGAACTTGGTTTAAGAGCTTTAATTGCAGACGTTCCATTTATGCAAGAATCAATTGAAGTTGGAATTAGCACAGTTAATCCTGATAGATTAGAAACTGCTTTCTCTTACAAAAGAACAGGAGTTGCAAGAATATCAGCTACAACTGCAGAAGCAGGTTTTAACTTTGGTGAAGTTTAAAAAAATAAAAAATAAATTTAAAAAATAGAAAACATGGCAACAGGCGGTGATATAATAGAAATAACTTACAACCACACAACTTTAGGAACAGGTATTATCTTTGCAAAATCTGCAGAAGATAGTACTTTTGACTTGGGTGGTTTTACATCAGTAGATGATGCAAACAAAGTTGATGGTGGTGGTAATATGATTGACACAATCAATCAAAAGCGTTGGAAATTTGGAGTGGTTGTTTCTTGGGATATGAATTCAAGAAATGAGCTGCAAAAGATTCAAGATTTAGCAGAAAGCGGTATCCAAGCAGATTGGACTATTTCAAGTATAAATGGAACAGTTTGGGGAGGTAAAGGAAAACCAGTTGGAGATTATGAAGCTAATGGAAATGAAGCGACTTTTGACCTTTTACTTTCAGGTGGAGGTAGATTGAAAAAAATCACTGGTTAATTAAGTAATCAATAAAACAAACATAATGAACAAAGGAAACAAAATCAGTAAAGAAGTTGCTGAAAAAGAAGTAGAAAAATGGCTTGATTATAAGAAAGTCGATGAAAACAAAAGAACTGACAACGAAGATAGTGTAAAAACCCTAACCCAAGCAATTGAGCTAGGTTATTTGACTTTTAATTCAAAAGACAATACTTTTACTCATAAGTTGAAATTTCCAATTGGAGAAACAGACCCATTAGTTGAGTTGGTTTATAAACCGAGGTTGAAAATGAGCGAAGTTCATTTAAGAACTCAAAATATAAAAAGCAATGATACTTTTGGTTTAATTACTGCTTATGTTTGTGCCTTGACAGGTGTAAACTCTGGAGTAATAAAAGACATAGAAACAGAAGATAATAGAATTTGCCAGGCAATTGCTATCTTTTTCCTGTAACTCAAAGCTCCCTTACAAATACTGTCTTGACAGTCGTAAGGGAGTTTAAATGGACTCCAAGTATTATTTCAAATCTTTATGTTGACAATATAGATTTTGAAGGCTTATTTTTTTGGTATGAAGATATTGAAAAAGTTATTAAAGAAATGAAAAACAAAAAGTAGTCATGGGAGCCTTTACAATACCATCAATATTTACAGCGGTAGACAAATTCTCTGCCCCGGTTAGGAAGATGACTGCAAATATGCAATCTTTTTCACAGAAAGCTGGAGCAGGAATAAATCGTCTTGATAGAAATGTCAGAAAATTAACTCCATCATTAGGTGGCTTAGGGAAGCAGATGTTGGCCTTTGCTTCTGCAGGTGTTTTGATTGCAGGAGTTGGTAATGCTGTTAATACTATAAAGGAGTACGAACAAGCTAATGCAGATTTATCTGCTGTAATGAATACTTCAATAGAAAACCAAAATACTTTAGGTAAAGATGCGGAAAGATTAGGTTCTATAACTGCTAAATCAGCCACAGAGGTTGTTGGTCTTCAAGAAGCTTTTGCACGTTTAGGCTTTACGACTCCTGAAATTGTGAATATGACAGAAGCTACCATTGCTGGTTCTATTGCAATGAATGCCGAGTTATCAAACACCGCGGAGCTTACTGGTGCAATGGTTAAGACGTTTGATAGCTTTAGCTCTATTGATGCTCCTGATATTCTTGATAAAATGACTTTGGCAACACAAAAGTCAGCATTGAATTTTGAAAAATTAGAGACCGCCTTACCAATTGTTGGTGGTGCTGCAAATGCAGCAGGAATTGGTTTTGAACAAATGCTTTCTTTACTTGGTAAATTGAGTGATGCTGGTATTGATGCGAGTAGCTCTTCTACTGCATTAAGAAATATCTTTTTAGATAGTGCTAAAAAAGGTCACTCATATACTCAAATACTGCAAAACATTCAAGCAAACCAAGATAAATTAACAGCAGCAAATGATGAATTTGGTAAGAGAGGAGCCGTATCAGCGACTATTTTAGCAAATAAACTTGAAGAGGTTGATGTTTTAACTAATAAATTAAGTGATTCGCAAACTTTCCAAGGAGCAGCACAAAAAGCAGCAGAAAAGAGGTTGGACACTTTTGAGGGTTCTTTGACACTTTTATCAAGTGCTTATGAGGGTTTATTATTAGATATAAATAAAGGTTCAGGAGCTTTAGGTATTTTTAAAAAAGTGATTCAATTTGTAACTAAACACATCAAGGCAATTGCAGTAACAATAGGAGTTCTTGTTGGTGCTTTTGTTGCTTTGAAAATAGCTATTGGATTAACTAAGGGATTTTTAATCGCCTACAATGTTGTTATGGGTATTTCTGCAGTCTTGAATGGCGGTATGACTAAAGCTGTCGCATCCAATACGGTTGCTTTAGGAGCTTACAAAGTTATGACAACTCTTGTGACTGCTGCTCAATGGCTTTGGAATGTTGCTTTATCTGCAAATCCAATAGGCTTAATTATTATTGGAATAGCTGCAATGATTGCCTTAATCACTATTATTATAGTAAAATATGATGAATGGGGAGCTGCAATGACGACAACTCTAGGCCCTTTAGGTATGATTATAAATATGATTATGTCTTTCAGGAGGAATTGGGACTATATTGTATCTGCTTTTAATAATGGCGGTATCCTGGGTGGTATCAAGGCAATTGGTATAGTTATATTAGATTCTATTTTAATGCCCTTACAACAAATGTTAGAGTTGATAGATAGAATTCCTGGTGTAGAGCTAGGGCTTGATGATAAACTTGCTGCTTTTAGAGCTAATCTAGGAGTAGAAAACCAACCATTGAATCCTGAAGCTGCAAAGCAAGAAGGCTTGGCAAATACTATTGAAAAAACACAGACTTCAAATATGAATATTAATATTAATGACCCATCAGGAGCAGCAAGTATAGAATCAGATGTTGCTCCAATAGGTGTGAATATTAGCTCAACGGGAGAATTTTAAAAATAAATTATGAATGATTTATCAATATATGAAAGCGGAAATGGTGGTGATGTTAGATTGTTGGGTAACGATTTAGAAACCACAGACAGCTATTTCAATATGCCTTACTTGGCTTGGTTTGGTGGCAATCCAGGCTTTAATACATCTATAAACACAGAAGAAGGAGAACAGAATTTTGATTGGTTTGGTAATGATTTATTAATGTTTAATGAAAGTGATATTCAATTTAATTCTCTTTTAGAAAATGCTTTGAATACTATTGCTTTAGATAGTAATGGTAGAAACTTAATTGAAAACCAAGCTAAAATTGATTTAGATTTTTTTAGTACCTTTGCCTTGGTTGATGTTAATGTTTCAATAATTGATGATGATAAGGTGCAGATTGATTTAGAACTAACAAAACCTAGCAATCTTGACGTTAAAAGTTTCCAATTCATTTGGGATGCAACCACTCAAGAGGTAATCGAAAATAAGATATTATAAAATGGCAGTACAAATACCAACCCTGAAAGAACTATATGATGATATCATTTCTAGTTTAGAAACAGAATTAAGCATCACAATACCTATTTTTGGTAAGAACTTTTTAAGAGCTTTAGCAACTGTTCAAGCTGCTAAATTGAAACTTTATTATTTGGCAATAGCAAATGTTCAAAAAAATATATTTGTTGATACTGCTGATTCAGAATTAATTGGAGGAACTTTGGAGCGATTTGGTAGAGTTAAATTAGGTAGAAATCCTTTTACAGCACAACCAGGAAGCTACCAAGTAAGTGTTACAGGCACCGTTGGTGCTGTTATTTCTGCAAATACTACATTCAAAAGCAATGATAGCGCCTTAAACCCTTCACAACTATATGTCTTAGATTTAGACTATACTTTAGTCGCAGGCCCAAATTCAATAATACTTCGTTCTTTAGAACCAGGGCTTGATAGTAAATTAAATATTGGCGATGAATTAACAGCAACGGCACCAATTGCCAATGTTGATTCTTTAGCTACTGTTTTAGTTGAAACTATTGCTCCTTTAGCTCCTGAAGATATTGAAGATTATAGAGATAAAGCAATTGAAGCGTATCAATTAGAGCCGCAAGGTGGAGCAGGTTCAGATTATAGGCTTTGGAGTAAAGATGCTCAAGGAGTTAAACAGTCTTATCCTTATGCAAAAACAGGCTTTTCAAATGAGCTTGTCCTTTATGTGGAAGCAACTATTGCAGATTCAATAGATGGAAAAGGAACTCCATCAGATGCTTTATTATCAGCAGTTGAAGCGGTTATTGAGTTTGACCCTGATGTATCAAAACCGCTAGATGAAAGAGGCAGGCGACCTTTAGGAATATTGAATATTGATTATGAACCAGTAACTATTAAAGAGGTGGATATTTTTATCACTGGATTTCAAGGTTTGACTCCTCAAATACAAACAAGTATTTTCAATGCTTTGGAAGAGTCAATAAATAATATAAGACCATTTGTTAGCTCTGTTGATATTTTAGCTGATAAAAATGATTTAATCACAACCTTTGGTGTCGTTTATACAATTCAACAAGCAGAGCTGGGTAGTATATTTTCAGCAGTAAGTATAGAAGTTGATTCATTAGTTTTTGCAAGTTACCAATTCACAGATGGAGAAATTCCACATTTAAATTCAGTTACTTATGTTTAATGATTTAATTTTAAATATAACCAAAAAGTTTTATCCTAAAGGTAGGGCTTTTAGAATTCCAAAAGGTGGTGTTTTAGAACAAGTTCACAAGGCTTTAGCTATAAGTGAAAACCAAGCTTATGAGGATACTTTATCTATTTTGGACAGCATATTGCCAGACAACCCTGGATTCACCTTAGAGGATGCGACAGATTGGGAGAGGCGTCTTGGCTTGATTACCAACCTATCTGTTTCTTTTGCTGATAGAAAAGCAGCTATTTTAAGAAAAATGAATCATCCAGGAACTATTAAAGCTAGACAGCACCACCTTTATGTTCAAGGTCAATTACAGGCTGCAAACTTTGATGTCTATGTTCATGAGAATCGTTTTTTAGATTTAGGTGTTTGGAAATCTAAATCACCAAGCGAGGTTTATGGTTCAGCAGCAACAGGTGGAGCGGTTCATAGGACAAGCTTACAACATAGTCAAGTTCAACATGGTGCTGAGTGGAATGATAAAATCGCAAACCATATTGACCCAGCTCTAGATAGAGTTTTTGATGTAGGACAAAACTACCGTTCTACATTTTTTATTGGTGGCCAAGTTTTAGGAACTTTTGCAACTATTGCACCAGGTAGAGAGGCTGAATTCCGTCAGCTTGTATTAAAATTAAAACCAGCCCATACGGTTGCTTATATTTTTATTAACTTTGCTAATGGAGATTACAATAACGATTATAATAATGATTTTAATATACAATAAACATGGCAGTAATTAGCATACCCGATTTAAGGATTCAAATAGATACTTTTATAAATACCAATGGTTCAAATGATATTACTGGTGCAGAATTAAATTCTGCCTTAATTAATACAGTAGATTCTTTAGAGGCTATAAATTCACTTTCTGGTGTTTTATCTATAGGAAATGAAGTAGGAGACGGTCAAGTAATAACATCGCTAAACGGAAGCAGCACACTAGATTTAAGGGCTGATGGTACAGATAATAGAATTAGATTATTTAACAATACGGTACAAGTAGAGTTATTTGAGTTCGGCTCTTTTAATGTAGATGTTGGTGGTTTTTCAGATTCACATCACACAAATTTTGTAATGCAAAAAACAGCAATAGGATTTACTTTGTTTAATCAAACATTTACAAGGATAGGTACATTTTTAATGTCTGAAAACGATACAGTTAGCTTTTCTTCTCCTAACTTTAAAAGCTATTGTTTAGTAACAAGTGCTCAAAACATAACTGTTAACCCTGAAGTTTACAACAGCAGTATAACGTCTGGATTGAACACTATAATTAAAACAAGCAATTCTACTTATGCTAATCAATATGTATTTAACAATGGTTTAGCTGGAGAAATGAAAATAGTTCATACGCCAAATGCTGCAGATTTTGTTGCAACATTAAAAGCTGAAAGTGGAACTATTGCTTACATTAGCGATATTAATTCAGCAGTTGGTGCATATTTACCTTTAGCTGGTGGAACAATGACTGGAGATATAGAGGTTGGAACGAGCAGTTTGTTGTTTGCTGCTGGAATACACTCTATAAAAGACGTTGCAGGAACTTTTACAATTACAGCAGACGATGTAATAAATTTTGTTTCAGATGCTAACGAAATATTTGTAACTGATTCTGATTTACAACTAAACAATGCTAGATTCCTTAAATGGGATACAGTAGGGGGTATAGGTGGTTTGCATACAGATACATTAACAGGAAATCATACATGGAAACTACCTAATAAGACTGGCGTTATTGCTACTGTTGACGATATTACAGTTGTCGCTGTGCCTCAATCATATACAACTACAAATGTAGTTGCAGATAGGACTTATGACGCAAACGCTATAACAACTGATGAATTAGTAGGTGTTGTAGGTACATTAATAACAGATTTAAAAACATCTGGAATAATACTATAAAAAAATAAACCATGAAATTACAATCTAAAATTAAAGTAACTTGGAATGATACCAGGTCAACATCAAAAACCCAGTTTATGATTGGGGAGATAATGAAAGTTGAAAAACCTATTGGTTCTGAAATAACTGAAGTTATTTTTAAATATTCTGATACTGATGGTGTTTTTTATTCTTCTAGGCGATATATAATCACAAAAGATGAAGCTAATGCTTTATATTCTTTGGTTGCTCCTAATCTTCCAGATGTTTCGGTTGTTGGTTATTCTGTTTTTGAGGAAACTATTTACATAGAGGTGTTTAAAATTAAAATGGCAGAAAGATTTTCTGAACTATCAGTAGCAGATATCAAAATTATTTAATACATTTAATAAAAAAAAGGAGTAATGGGAAAAATTAAAGTAAGTTTTACGGAAAAATTGATGTTAAACCAATTGATGCCAACAGAAGATTCACATATGAATTTGGTTGTTAGAAGAGATTTATTGAAAAAAATAGGTTTAAGCCAAAAAGATTTCAAAGATAACGAGTATAAAGTTGTTGGCAATAATTCTGTTTGGGATGACAAAGGAAAAGATGCCTCTGTTGAGTTTTCTGAACCAGAAAAAACGTATTTAAAGGAAAAGCTTGTTAAAATTGAAACAGAGAAAAAATTAAGCCATTTGCTGCTTGATTTTTACGATAAAATTATGTAATTATGGCTATAATATTAGAAAACAAAACAAATGCTTCACCTCCAAATGCTGTATATCCTTATGGAAATATTTCAAATGATAGTGGAGCAGCAGACGGAACACCTGTAGACGTTCGAGTTTATGCAGATTTTCATCAATTCTTTGCTAGGTTGATTGACTTATCTGGTGTAACAATTAATGATTTACCTGATAACGTGACTAATGACTTTCAGTATTACGAGGCGTTATTAGCAACACCATCAAACTTAGCAGTCACAAATGAAGCAAATATTGAAATAAACAGAAAAAAAATAAATCAAACTTTAGGGCTTCTTTGCGGAGATTTCAGCTCTTTTTAAATAAAACAAAATGGCAAAAAATGAAACGGTGTTTTTCACCAAGACTCCAAATGTAGCTTTTACGGTTTCAAGTGGTACAAATACAATTTTCACAGCAGGAGCAGATGGTTCTAAATTATTAATGTTGAACGCTAATGTTGTAGGTTCTACTCCAAACATTCAATTAGCTATTAATGATGGAGTATCTGATTTAGATGTTTCAGAAATAATTCCTGCAGTTGTTGGTGATTTGTTGGCTTCAACAAATTTCCCAAAAGATAAATCTGGAAATAGATATATGAATTTACAACCAGGATGGACTGTTAAGGCTCTAGTAAGTGGAGGTGGTTCTGTTGAAATAGCTGCATACGGTGAAGATTATTAAAATGTGGCTTTATTGAATATAAATAGCGACGCGGCTGTATCTTTTACTAATAAATTAGAAAAGATGCATCGTTCCGCTTTACCCGTAGCAGTTCGAGGAGCCTTGAATAATGTTGCTTTTGATGTAAAGAAAAAGACAATGCCTTTTATGGCAAAAGAAAGTTTTACAGAAAGAAGAAAAAACTTTTTTAGAGCAACATCAAGAGTTCAACTTGCTAAAGGATTCAATCTAAAATCAATGAAATCAAAAATTGGTTTTGTTGGTGCTGAAAAGAATCAAGCTGTTGATGATTTGAACCAACAAGAAAGAGGTGGCTCAATTGGAGGTAGGAGTTTTATCCCAATGAATACTGCTAGGATTTCTAATTCAGAAAAAAAATTAGTAAGGAAAAAGAATAGGACATCAGTTATAAGGAATATTGATAGAGTTCAAAGTAAAAAAATGTTCTTCAAAACTGTGGTAAAAGCAGGTGTTGGTGGTCATATTATTTATAAGGATACTTTATTTAGAATCAAATCAATAAAGCGTGGAAATATCAAATTATTACCTCTTTATTCTTATAGTAAAAATCGTTCAGTTAGAGTTAAGCCAACTCTTTTTATGCAAAAAGCAAGTAAATTATCAAGAAGTAAAATAGATACATTTTATAAAGAACAAGCAGAAAGACAATTTAAAAAATTTAGAAAATGAGTTGGTTAGATAAAATAAAAGATAAAATGATTATCAGAACAGGTGATGGTAATCAATATACGCCTAATTGGATAAATGCTAAAATGGTGGCAGAATACAATGTCACTGAATACAATTTTCCTGAAGTTAAGGGAACCTTTGTAGATAGACGAGAGCCTAAAGGTCGGAAGTATGATTTGGAGCTTTATTTTCAAGGAGAAGACCATTTACAGCAAACTGAAACCTTTTTAAAATCTGCAGAAGATAAAAGGTATTGGGTTGTAAGCCACCCAATGTATGACAGCATCAATTGCCAACCTATCTCGCTGTCAATTGATAACACACAATATAATGTATCAAAGATTACCACGACTGTCGTAGAAACTCTTATTGAGCGCAATCCAAAAGCCAATGTGATAATTGAAGATAAGATTGATGAGGATAATGAAACACTTCAAGAAAATGGAGCGGATGATTTTGAAAACAATATGAATCCAAGCTCTGCAGATAAAAACAATATGAAAACTTCAATTGAAGATTTTTACACTACAAATGTAGTAGGTATTGAAGATAATACTGATGGGCAAAATTATTTCAATGCTTTAAATGATGCACGTTCAAAAATAGATAACGCAACATCAGAGGCAAGCCAAGCAATGAGAGCCATTCAAACATTTATAGAAGCTCCTGCAAGATTTGCTCAAGATGTAACTGTCAGAATGAATATGCTGACAAGGAATTTTGAAACATTGCAGAGAAACGCCTTAGGCTCATTTAATACTTTACAAGATATACCTAACAGCTTCAAGCATATTTTTGAAACTATGGGAAGCTCAACAATCTCAAATCTATGCCTTGCAACATCTTTACCTTTTAGTGAAAACGATTATAGCAATAGGGTTCAAGTTGTTTCATCTGTTGATATCATACTTGATTATTATAATAGATATTTAGTGAATTTAGATACAATGCAAATTGGAAACGGAGGTAATCCTACTGATTATATCCCTAATTCAGCAACTATAAATGAATTGAATGATTTGGTTAATTTTACACTTTCAAGATTATTTGATTTAGCTTTAAATTCAAAACAAGAAAGATTTCTGGTTTTAGAAGATGATTCTAATTTCGTACTTTTAGCCCATAGGTTATATGGTTTAGAAAGTAATGATTCAACTATTGAAGAATTAATGAGAAACAATAATTTAGGGTTGAACGCAATTTTAAACATACATAAAGGAACCACCATCACTTATTATATTTGATATGAATTTAAAAGTAAAAAGGCATTTAGATATTAAATTTTTCAATGGTTTTAGCATTGAATTGAAATATAATTCTGTAGCCTCTGCTTTCTCTTTCTCTTTGTTTTTTGACCCTAAAAATGAACAGCATAGAGTTCTATGGCAGCCAGGCCATTACCACGTTGTTGATGTTGAGCATAATGGAGAACTATTGATAAGGGGCTTCGTTTTAAGTCAGAACTTTAGCTCAGGAGCTGAAAAGAAGCTTTCTACAGTTAGTGGCTATTCTTTATCTGGAGTTTTAGAGGATTGTCAAATACCAACATCAATTTACCCTTTACAATCTGACGGTAAATCTTTGACTCAAATAGCGAGTAGATTGGTTTCTGCTTTTAGTCAAAAAAATAGCCCAATGGAGTTAATTGTTGATGATTCTGTTTCAAATATTGCGGGTTCTGTGTTTGAAAAAACCACAGCAAGTGAAACTCAAAGCGTCAAACAGTATTTAGATAGTATTGCAGCACAGAAAAACATAGTTTTAAGCCACACACCAGAAGGTAATTTACTTTTGACAAAAGCAAAAACAAAGCAAAAACCAATATATCATTTTGAGAAAAATATGCCTGGAACCTCAATGACTATGAGTTTTAGTGGTCAATCCATGCACTCAACAATCACCTTGTTGAAACAAGCTTCTGCAGATGGAGGAAACGCTGGCGAAGATACAATATCAAATCCTTATGTTCCTTTTGTTAGACGTCCAAAAGTAAAGAGTCAAAGCTCAGGTAATGACAATGATACCATTAGTGCTGCAAGGAAATCTTTATCAGAAGAACTTAAAAATATAAAATTAACAATCACCACTTCTGTTTGGGAGATTGAGGGTAAAATAATCAAGCCAAATAATATTATTTCTATTACCAATGATGAATTATATCTTTATGGTAGAACAAATTGGTTTATTGAATCAGTTAAATTATCAGGTAATGAGAAAGGTAATACATCTATTCTTACCTGCGTACTTCCTGAGGTTTACAATAGTGAACCAGTAAAAAATATTTTTGAAGAAATGACAGATTGGCGTTCAATCGGATATAAACATTCTACCAATGAAATTAGTTAGTGTAATTAGCAGCTTGGTAAACCAAGCTAATAGGCGTATAATAAAAATTAAAGGTATGGGGAAGTCTGATATCCAAACGTGTGAAGAGGCTTCTCCTTTCGGTGTTGACAGCAACCCTATAAAAGATATGATAGCAGTTTATTCAAAGACTGGAGAAATGGGTTCAACTGTTATTGTTGGTTATCTTAATAAAAATCAATTGGCTGATGTAGGAGAAAATAGACTTTACTCAACAGATGCTGATGGTTTAGAACAAAATTATATCTGGTTAAAAAATGATGGTGATATAGAAATTGGAGGAAGCAGTGATAATATGGTTAGGTTTTCTGTTTTAGAAGCTGCTTTTAATCAATTCAAACAAGAATTCAACGCTCATGTTCATCCAAGTAACGGAGCACCACCAACAATTCCATCAACAGCAGATATATCTGGAGCAAAGATTAATGAAATCAAAACGTCTTGATTTTTTTCACTATATTTGTAGTCTTAATACCTTTTTCATCTTTCCTTTGTTCGGGGGTTGCCTTTTTAGGCAGCCCTTTTGCTCTTGTATTAAAACCAAAGGAGAAATGTTCCTTAGACATATTTTTTTGTGGCTTAATTGCCTAACTCCTTTGATTTTTATATTTTAAAAGAATATTGTTTTCTTACCTGTTTGCAGCAATTTTTCAATATCTTCAATAAAATAAACACCTTTAGGCTCTCCATTTATTATAGACCAAAAACCGTCTAAAGATGTTACTATAAAGTAAAAACCTCCTTGTTTTGTTATTTTTTTACCCCATTCTAATTGCTTCTTTACGTGGTCTCTTTTATGTTTTTCTCCAGGATATTTTACCTCAATCCCTGCTAATTGCCCATCTTTTAAGTAAAGCAAGTCAGAAACTCCTCTTTGTAGGCCCATAGCAAGCTGTTTCTGTCCGTCTCTTTGTGATAGAGTCCTGTTTAGAGTAGCCCATAATTGTCCTTTCTCGTTTGGCCTATTTTGACTAAAATCAAGAACCATTTTGCTTTGTAATTTTGCTTCTTTATTCATACACCAGTTTTTAAATTCCAAATAACAATATGTAATCTGTCTGAATACCTAACACACATATCAACAGATAATTGAGCTGCAATAGGTCTTGTAATTTCTAACTCTGCTTGGTTTTCTCCTGCAGGCATAAATACAACATTTTTGAAATCTATAACCTTATCGAATTCATTAAATACTTCAAGAGCATCTTCTTTTTTAGATATAACAAACTTAAATATGACGTTACCTTGTCTATTAAGTCTAAACAAAGAAAGTTCATTAAACCTCTTCTTTTTGCTCTCTCCGCTTGATTCTAACTTTGGGCTAACATTCCAATAATCAACCTTCTTTTCTAAATAAGGTTCTAGAGATATTGTTCCATTTGTTTCAATTTCAATAATTGGCTTAAAATTATGTTCAACCTCAAACCACTTTATATATCTTTCAATTGCTTTTCTATGCAACATAGGTTCACCACCAGTTATCACCAAGTGAGCTCCTTGATGAAGTTTTTCAATATAATCAGGACAAATAACATCTTCAAAAGGTGTTTTGACTCCTTTTTTCCAAACTTTAATTGAGTCACAAATCCAACCCTCTCCTTTACAAAGTAAGTTGCAACCTGATAACCTTAAAAATACTGCAGGAATACCCATTGTTTGGCCTTCGCCTTGTATTGAATAAAATATTTCTGATACCGATAATTCTTTTTTCATTTTTTTATTTTTTTAAAATTCAAACATATCCATTTGATTACTCAAATCAACTTTTATTTTTTCTGCTTTTGTAACACTTGTCCAATCAAAAGTAAGTAAATCTTTGAAAAATTCAACAGTTACTAAAGGAATGCCTAGTTCATTGGCTATTGAGTTATTCGATAATTCTAAAGCTGATATTTTTTTAGCTATTTTGATTGAATTAGGTTTATTTAAAATGTTTTGGAATAATATACTTGCAGACTCTTTACTTATCCCTTTCAAGTCATGCAGTACTAAACACCTGATATCTACGTTGCCACATTTTTTAAAAGCGATAAATTCATTTATCATATTTAATATCAAATAATTATCATCATCAACTTTTAAAACTGTTGGTATAAAAATTTGGTTATTATTTGTAAAAACTCTAGATAAAGATGTTGAATGCTTTAAGCAAATATCATTCAAGGAATCTTCCATCCCAATTATTTTTTTAACTTCTATTTTTTCCAAACTGTTCATATTTTTTATTTTAATTGAAAACCTCTTTCTTTCCAAACTCCTGTTAAGAATTTAGCCATTTCAAGATATCCTCGTGCTGAATATTCTAATCTATAATTATTTTCTATTTTTTTATCCTCATTAAATAGCTTGTCAAATTCTAAGGTTGTAGCTATTTTAATCGCATCTTGATTTCTACATTCAAGCATCTTAACCTTGGAGTCTAAAAAGTGACCAATGAATCCATAAATAACACCAGCCTTCCAACTTGAACTATCAACAGACCAAAATCCATAATTTAAAAATACATCAGTTTTTGTCATTGCAAAGCCATGGGTTTTTACTCCTCTTTCGTGGGCCAACTTCAAGTATTTATTATAACTTATTCTAGGCCTGTTATCTCTATCTCCCTCTAAAGCTATATATCTACTCTCTGAATCATCAAGCATTTCAATATATTCTTCATCTGTCATAATTGCAGGATGGTAAACTGTGACACATTTATGGTAGACACCTGCATCTTTAAGCTGCTGCCTCCATAACATAACTTTTTCTTGACCAACAATTTCTCCAATATCTAACTCTGCATAATAATCCAAATCATCAATATGTTTTTTAATCCAAATAAGATATTTTGCCATATATTCATCTGGAGTTTCTTTAGTTTTTGTTTTCTTTTTTAAGTTAGAAACAGAAAGTCCAGCGTCATGGTTTTCAGCAAAAAATGAATGGGCTCCAGAATCAACAAATATCAATTCGTGGTGTTTTCTGTTTGCAATCATATTGGCTACCATTGGCTTTGACTTTCTCATATAGTAATAAGAATAAAAAGCATTAGGTATCAAATCTTTTTGAACTATTGGAATACATTGATTCTGTTCAATTGCAGCTAAATATATCTTCATGGATTAATCGTTTAAAAAGTTAAAATAAGATTCTTCATGCCAGATGTTGAATTCTTCAACCAAATCACTTAACATTATATGAGCTTCAACCCTCCTACCTAAATCGCTCTTTTTTACTATGTGATGATGTGTTCTGGGCTCCTTAGTCACCTTGTTTAGTAGTAAGACAGCAGATTTGACATCAAACGCCTTATAGAGCCTGTCTGAATCAATTATCTCAGGAAACGACCTGAAGTTAGGATAAACTATATCACAACTAAACATCGTTGATTCTAGCAACGTCCAAGAAACGTAATCCTGTAAAGATGAATTAAATTGTACTAAAGATTTTTGAAGCTCTAAATAATATTCTTCTTTTGTTAAGTTTGCTTTCAAAACTAATCTAGGATTAATTTCTGCAAGAGCTTTCATTTCATTAACGAATCCAGGTATGCTGCTTTTGAAGTCATCACCAGAAGTGGTTATAACCCAAGTAAATTCTGGATTTCTATCTAAAAACCTAAGAGCGACATCAAGCATAAAATAGGGATTTTTCTCCTTATCAAATCTACTTGTAAAAATTACCTGCCTCTCTTTTTTAACAACACCTTTGAAAGCTACTTTTTTAGCCAACTCTTGATGTATTGGTAAACTCACAACGTGGATAGCAGCTTTGAATCCAGCGTTTCTTAATTGTTCTTTATGTATGGTTGACCCTACAAAAATACCGCTATGTCTTTTATCAATTCCTAATTCAAAATCTCTCATCCAATCTCTCATATGATAAGTGAAATCATATTCATCCACACTTTGGGCATGAAGCATTGAATACAATTTAATTTTTATACCATATAAATCAAGCATATAAAAAACAGCTTCAATACCTGGAGTCCAGAAATCTTGTAAAAATACAATATCATTATTCTGAACTTTACCTGCTGCAATAGCTTTCATGAATTGTTGACATTGGCTCATAGAATAAACACCTCTACCGTAAGCATCTAAAACTGAACCAACACTTATTTTACCATCATCTTTTTCACCTCTAAGGTGTATGAAATTGACTGCTGCTTTTTTGAATGTGTCAGGCATCCATTCTTCACTTAGTTGGTAGGTGTACCTTTCTTTTAATGGCTCTAAGCCAAAATACCATAAATTTCTCATCTTATATGTTTTTTTTGTTAATTATTACTTCTGCTCCATTTTCATTATCCTCTAGGACGCTGCAATAGTTTAAACCAAATAAATCTGCAAGTGATTCAGCTATCATTTCACAGCTTTTAGAACCAAAATTACCTTTATATTCAATATCTAAATGTTTTTCAATTTCTCTTTTTAACATTATTATTTCAACATCTCTATCAGAATGAGAAACTTCTTTTTTGCATTTCATAAAGAAAATATGTCTATGCGGATGCCTTAAAAAATCCACTTCTTTAAATGGACACTCTGGCCAATTGTGAACTGCTTCATATTGCAGCGTGACAACAATATTAGTCTTTTTTTCTATCATCATAATTTCTTTTTCCTTTTAATTTTTTATAATCACTTAATTTTGTTTCGTTCTCTTTGAAAAAATTATGCTTTTCATCCCTTGTTATTGATGTGACATCACAATCAACATAACAATTTGGCGTCTCCCAAAGCCTTATATTTTGACATCTTAATCCAACTTTATAATCGTGAACTAAACTGTCAGCAATAAGGAAGATTTCTTTAGCAATGTTTTCCGCTGTTGGGTTGCAATAGTTACCTTGGTTTAAACTCATTACCCATAACTTAGATTTCTCTTCTATACAGGCCTTAATATATGTTGAGTCGTGTGGGTTAGCTATAAATCCGTGGTCTAAATAATCATCTACAAATTGACCAAACAATCTTTTTATCTCTTTGAAATCTACTGCATAACCTATAGATTCTATTGTATCAAATTGCCAAGTTGCCTCTATTTTGTAAGTATGACCATGTAAATTAAAACATTTAAAGCATTCATTCATCACTCTGTGTCCGCTGTCAAAAGTGAATATTCTAGTTACAGTTTGTGGCATAGTTATAGGTTTAAAAATTCATTTCTAACCGTAGCATCTTTGAAAACACCACCGAGCTTTGAAGTGGTTGTATCACTGTTGGTGTCTGTTACACCTCTAGATTTCACACAATAATGAGTGGCTTTGATTTGTACTGCAATATCATTCGTATCTAAGATAAAAGATAAGGCATGAAAGATTTGTTCTGTGAGCCTCTCTTGTATTTGGGGTCTCTTACTAAAGAACTCTACAACTCTGTTAATTTTAGATAACCCAAGAACTTTTTCTTTTGGAATATAAGCTACTTTGGCAAAACCATCAATAATTACAAAATGGTGCTCACAGTTTGATTGAACATTGATTTTATCTACACAAACCATTTCGTCATACTTCATTTTATTTTCAACCGTAGTACATTTTGGGAAGTTTGAATACTGCAAACCATTGAAGATTTCGTAGACATACATTTTAGCAACTCTTTCAGGCGTATCCCTAAGGCTGTCATCATTCATATCTAAACCTAAAGCCTCCATTATTTCTCTGAACTTTCGCTCAATAATTACAGGGCTATCCATGTGAAGTCCTGTTTTGTTCATTGGAGTTTCTACTCCAACTTTTAACAAGTGTTCATTAACTTGTTTTCCTAAGTGTTTGTCAGTTTTCATTATTTTATTTTTTTTAGTGGGTTATCAAAACTACCATTCCAAATTGATAAGTCTAAGTAATAGTAGGTATTTTCTTCAGTTTCTTTATCTTCAAACATAAATATGATGTCATCTGCCTCATTCAAATAAAAGCATTTTATAATACCATATTCATCATCATAACTATCTAAATCATCAGTCCAAAGTTTATCATTAGACATAGCTGTATCAATAACAGGCATTTCTAAACAAAATAATTGGTTAAGAACTTTTGTTGCCTCATGCTGAACACCTATTATCTCATATCTGTTCATTGATTTTTGTTTTGTTTGGTCAAATGTACTCATTTTGTCTGTTTTTTAAATTGTTATTAATTGTTAAACTCACTACAAATATAGAACTTTATTTTACATTATACGGTATTTAGTATAAAAACTTTTAAAAAAATAGCTAACTCACTAAAAACTAGAGACATAATTTTTAGCTTTTATTATTGTTCCTTTCTTCCAATGTTTACTTTTGCCAAATTCCTCTAACAATTCCACGCCACCCATAAAGTAAAGTTGGCGCCACAGCCATGCAGGTTTATGCCCTTTCATTTGATAATACTTGTAGAGTTCATCAGTATTCATTTGGCTAATCTTCTTTACTGCAATAGCTTTGAATTCTTTTGTATCGTATAATAAAGCCCTAAGTTCTATTTCTTTTGCTTTTTTACTAGGATAAATATATCCGCAAAAAGGACAGATTTTAATAGACGCCATTATTAAGCGGTTGCAGCCACCTATACCATTCTTATCTTTTTTCATTACTCCATTAGATTCAACACCGCATTCTTTTACAGGAGCAATTCCAGAACCATCAGCGTTATTCTCATGCCATAGACCCCAATTTTGTGGACTTGTATAATGACCTAACCTTGCTGCATTATCTCCAAAATCTAATATATTGAAATGGCTCTTCTTTTTTGCAATACGACTTCCACGACCTATCATTTGCAGCCATAAAGCTGATGATGATGTCGCTCTATTTATTATTAATGTTTCTATATCTGGACAATCAAATCCTGTGGTTAAAATACCTGCATTAATTAAAACTGGAAAATCCTTGTTTTTGAATTTGTTTATTATATAAGTCCTTTCACCTGACCACTTACCAAAACTATCTAAATATAATTTGTATAGCCTCATCTTTTCTTGATAGCGAACCCACAACCCTTCATCAGCATCACTGTCTGGCTCTTTAGGCTTCCCCATACCTGAAACTAAAAATCTAGCATCAATACCCATCTTTTGAAATTCTTCACAAGTGTGAATGACGTGTTCAATGTTTACACAAAAAACAAGCGTATGAGTATTTTTTGCAACATCTAACCAATTTTTAACGACACCAGCGTATAGTTTTGGTGAGTTGAAACGGTTGAACATTTCTTTTTCATCAAAATCACCTTTCATTTTATTGATTGAAACATTATTTAAATCAACACCATTAACACCATAATAATCATCAGAAACAAGATAGCCCTTATCAACTAATCCTTTAACGGATATTGTTTCTATAATTTCCTCATAATCTAAAGCTAATTGCCTCATCTTACCTGTTCTTTTAGGTGTTGCAGTAAAACCTAAAACATATTTATCATCCACTAAGCCGCTTTCAAACAAATAGTTGAAATCTTGTTTATGGGCTTCATCAATAATTATCAAATCAATATCTCTTAAAATCCACCTTGACCATAAGGGTAATTTTATTCTATTCCTTAATGTTTGAGCCATTGCGACATAAACCTTAGCTTCAAAGTTTAAATATTTTCCTCCAGCCCTAATGAAAAAAGGCTTCAAGCCAAAGTTTTCTAGAGAGCCTCCGGCTTGCATTAACAATTCTGTTCTATCTGTAAGTATTAAAGCTTTTTTGCTCTTAGATATTGCATTCTGTGCGATATAACTAAAGATGACAGTTTTACCTGCTCCCGTAGGTGCTTGGAATATCAAATGTTTTCCACCCTTACTGAAGAAACGTCTTGTCGCTTCAACACCATTCTGCTGATAATCTCTTAACTTAACCACTTCAATATGTAATAGCATAAAAAACAAGCAACAACCACACCACTAACCGAAGAGGCTAGGAGCTTCCACCTTACTACTTTTATTTTTTTCAATCTCAATTTCCTTTTCATAATTACAAACAAATAAATAAATAAATTCACTTTTATTATATACCTCAAAAATCTTATCCAAATTTGCAAGGCTACCTAAAGCAAGGTAAAGAAGTGCTAATGGTTTTTGTCTTCCTTTTTGATAAACAAAGAAATCATAAACTCGATATATTTTGCCTTCACACTTTATGGTTTCAATATCAGTGGCTGAATCAATTAACTCATCAGCCACTGGTATTAAAATTGTTTCACTTTTTGGTAATTTTTTAACTTCTAGCTGCATTAAAACGGTAAGTCATCTTCCTCAGATAATGTTACATCTGGGCCTGCTGCATTATTAGGAACAGCAGCACCGCCGCCACCAAAGTTAGCATTCAAGTTACCTAGAATAGGCATGGCTTTTTGCTCTTCTTCACTTTGTTTATCTCTAACCTCTTTTGGTAAAGATTGCTTAATAATATGAGTATCATCATATTTAGGCTCTTTAATATCAAAAGCAATTAAATCAAGGTAAATGTTTCCATCTTTACCTTTAAACAAATTGTTCGCTTCAATTGGGAGAATTATACATTCAACATCTCCATTCTTTCCTTTTTTCATTTGCACCGCGTGGTTTAGCTGTGCAAGATTAATTTTCGCTGTAATCATTTTTATATATATTAAGTTATTAATTTACTTTTTTAAAAGCTTCTTTTTTTCTTCAATCACACCTTCTAAATCTTCAATTGAAAGCATATTTAGAGCAGCTTGTAGAAATAAGAATTTAGTCTGTTCATCTTGTCTGCATATAGAAAGAATGACTCTCATTAAAGTATCTGGTGGCCCGAAAGAGGTTCCTAAATATGCATCACCCGTTTCTGAGACAGCCATCAAAATTAAACCGTTTTCTTTGCCCTTATCTTTTTCTGCTTCTTCAATAAAGTTATCTACAGATTTTTCTAATTCTTTTACAATCTTTTTCATTTCATCTTATTTTTTGTTTTTACCTAATTTTGCTCTTTGTTGTTTATCAATCTTTAGATCTTGTTTTTCATTCTTACTATTGTTCCAACTATGCCAACTATGACCACCTCCATTTCCTTTTGGAATGAATGGGTTTAAATTGCTTGGACTTCTTTTTTTTCCTTTCCCCATAATTTTATTCTATATCGTTTTCCTCGTCTGTTAATATCCAATAAAAGATAATACATCCTCCTATTAATAACATTACATCAAACACTTCTTTTCAATTTAATTGTTCCTAATCTATGAGTTGTGTTACCTTTTGTTCTTTTTATCCAATTTGCTAAAGCTATTGGTTTTTGGTATGCTATCGTTTCTAATAGCACACCATTCTTATTATAATATTTGATATCGTATATCTTTGCTGTTTTTCCTTTTTTCATTTCCCTTTGTTAAAAGTATAATACAAATATACGCTTTTTAGTATAATAATAGCTTTTTTTATTTAATTATTTTAATTTCTTTTGATAATCCTTTTCCCTTTGAGACAAACGTCCAACCGTATATACCACACATCTTTCTTATTTTACCGTAGAACTGTTGACTATTACAATCATCATCACTTGCTGACTTATACATATCATAAAAATCCTTTGCAACTATGAAATCATTTATCTCATTATCTTCATACCATTCAGCAAATTCTCTACCAACATTCTTATAAAGTTGTTTCATCTTAATGTTTTTAGAATCTATTTTCTGCTGCTTCAATCCAAAGTTGAAATAATACCTTACGCAACTAAACAGAAAACTATATAAAGCATTCCAATCCTCTTGGTTCCACCTATTACTAAAAAAGTCTTTATTATTAAATTCATCACTTGGAGTGAAAGCCTCATTATAATAACCACTAAATTCAATCAAATACAATCTCCTTGAAAAACTACTTGAAAATCCTTTTGGAGCTGAATTACTACTTACATATATCTTGGGGGATTTCTCAAAATCTAAAACAGTTTTATCCAATCCTTTTCGCTCTACTTCAAAATGCCCTGTTATCCTTGTAAACAATTCTTTTATATCACTTTCATAATCATCAATAGATATTATTTGTGTATCGTCTCCAACTGTTTGGAACTTAAATTTATCCCTTTTGTCGAAATCTTTACCATCTATCATTACAACACTACGAACATAGCTTAGACACTCTAAAAATAAGTTCTTACCCGTTCCACCCATAGCCATACCATCCAACTCACCCACACCCTCATCACAGGTGTAAATTAGCTTGGCAACTGATTTCATTTTAAAGGTGTGGATACCATATCCTATTGCAGCACAGGCAGCCTTATACCTATCAATATCTTTCTCCATTGCATTATAAACAAATAAGTTGAAATCGTGTTTTGAGTAATCCACAATCTCTTCAATATTTTGTTTGCATACTTGGCTCCTCCATATATGAGTTCCTTCCAAATCTATATACTCTTTTTTAATGCTTTCTTTTTTGTTTATCTCATAATAAAAGTCTTCAAAGAATATATAGCTACTATCTTCCTTGTCAATTATCTGCTCAACATTAATAAACTTTAAAGCATTCAAATAACTTTTTTCAAAATATCTGTTTCGCATTTGAAGCTCCTCAAAAACTGGTTCAGGTGCATTCTCTTCTACATATTTTAAAATCTCTTTTTTTATAAAAATGACATCCACAATATCAACAATCATATTATTTACCCTAACAAATTGCCAATTTTTATCCTTCTCATTACTCATGTAAATACCAAAACCATTTGCTTCAATAAATTTTAATAACTGCTTGGAATCAATTTTTACTTTACCCTTTTCATTAATACTCCAAAAAGAGGTTACAGGTTTTGTGCTATTAATTTTGATTGTGGTTATTTGGTTTTTCTTTTGGCTTTCAGTGAACTTCTCTGTACCAAAGTCATTTGCTTTATATGCTCCTTTAACAGTTGTTTCTAATTCAGCAAATGGATAATCTCCATAATTGCTATGAAGATATGACATCGCCCTCATTTCACTAATTCCATAACGGCACATGGCGGAACTGAATTGATATAAAAATTGGTTCCTATTTCCATCATAATAAGATTCCTTATTGTCAATCCACTTTTGTAGCTTTTTGATTACTATCTCATAATCATCAACATCATTTTCAACTCTTTTTTCCTCATACGTTTCATGCCACATATCACTATCAGGATGATAAAAAATATCTGGGTCATACGATTCATAGCAAACTCTATTGATATCCTTACCACTCCTATCAATACAGACTTTCTTTTGCTTTTTATTCGTGCTCTCGTAATTATTTAAAAATTTGTTAAAATGTCTTTCTAATGCTAAAAATTGTCCTTTATGGTTTGCCTTGTCTGGTGCTATTTTTATAATCACTTTGAAGCCCATTCCTCCAGGACTTAAAAAACAACTGTGAACATATTCATCCTTACAAATCTCTGCCTTTATTGCATCTAAATCTGATTCTTTTAAATCATCAATATCTAAACAAATCAATCCACTATGTTCTAATAAAAATTCTGCTTCACGTTTACCAAATCGTCCGCTGAAGCATACACTAGGCAATCTCTTTTTTAAATCATTCTTCTTGTCCTTATCTTTTAAACCTCTGATTTTTTCAATAATCTCTTTTGAATTACCATCTTTTATTCTGCTAAATATTTTTACAACATCAACGAATAAAGGTTCTGTGGTGTCAAATATGTTTCTAAATACGGTTACTTTCATCCTAATTTTCCTGTCCTTTATCTAATATTAATTGAGTAAGTAATGAATCCTTTTTGCAGTAACGACAATCATCAACAATGGCATTTAAGCCAATGCTGATAATCATCATTTCATTACTTTTTTTGATTGCATCCTTTGTCCTTTGCTTTTGCAAGTTTGTCTTAAACCTTTTCAATTTTACGTTTTTAGTTTGTAAAATAAAAACAGAAACAAAAACAAATAATAATCCTGCTCTCATTATAAACCAGAACTAATTGTCATGGGCTCACTTAAATTGAGCCGCCTTTTTGGGCTGAAACCTGCTTTTATTAATTTCTTATTATGGTTTAATTTCGCAATCTTTAAACGCCTTTTTTCGTCTGGAGTTTTTCTAGTTGCTGGATATACTCGTTGAGCCAACCCGCCTCTCATCCCTAATTTTCTTAATTCAAAATCACTAATCACTTTGATTTTACTCATCTTTATTTGGTTTTAATTGTTAAAAATTTTTCTTTTGCTTCTTTTGCAGTGAAATAACCTAATTGCCTTCCATGCTTATCTATCAACATCCTTTTATGTTCCGTATTTAAAAACATTCCATTTTGGAAGTTGGTTACCGTTATTCCTTTTTCTCCTAGTAGGAACCTCATTTCTCCATTCATAGTTTTTCCTCCTTTTGCGCCTTTTTTGTCAACTCAACGCAATCCTTTAAAAGCTCTTTAGTTTTACCTTCGTCTTGGTTTTTGATTATTTTATTTAGCATAAACCTAACCTTTATTAAAATGTACTGGCTATGAATCCATCTTGCTACAAATAACAAGAATATCGTTATGGCTATCCACATTATTATATCAATCAATATCATATTTTTTTTGGTTTAATGACTAGCAATGTTAATATTAAAATTGACATATCAATTAATAACAACCTATTTATTAAAAGGCTATAATCAATCATATACCAAATTAGGAATACTACAAACAAAATTGAACTAATTATTCCTGTCATCATTAGCACTTGTCTTGGTTTAATTTTTTTCATCTTATTTAAGTTTATTTGTTTCTATTTCTATTTGTCTATTTAGCCAATTCAAACGAACCTTATCCGTATTAAATACAACTCCATCGTAATTCTGCTTAATAAAATCCTTCTTTTTAGTGGCGCAGGTTTTAGGATAATTCTCGACTAAATATTTCTTAAAGTCTAAAAGATTATAATTAGTCCAATGCTCTACTTCATTACAAAGGAAGTTGTGCTGGTGTTTTGCAGCTTCAACTCTTGTTTTTAAAAATTCTAATAATTCTAATATGTTCATCTTAATCTCTATTTTAGTATTTCGGTGTTATCTTAATTTGTTTATTGCTGATTGTGTAAGGGTTAAATCTAAACCTACTAAATCTTCTATTGTTTTGTAATTAAAACCATACTTGTTATAAATATCAGTTACAGTTAAATTTGATTTTGGATTCACAACCTTTATTCTAAAAAATTGTCCTTCTGTTTCTAATTCAAACCCATCAAACAATACACGCTCTTTTGCTTTTTTATATTCGTCTGAATAGGATTGTTTACCCATAAAATCAGAAGCGTGTGTAGGCTCTTCCAAAACATTACCATCCTTATCACAAGGAATAAACATTTCTAACTCTAAAGGCTTTTAAGGAAGTTTGCGTAGTTTACAACATTTTTAAACCTACGCTCAAACTCCTTATTCCAATCTGTTTTAATTAGTGGTAAATTAGGATTTACTAAATCCTGCTTTAAAACATAATCTGTACAACTTATTAATTTCCCCATAATCATTTTAGTTTATTGCTTGTATGCAAAACCCTAAAAGGAAATACTCTTCCATTGTGTCTAACAATAATTGCATTAATTCTTTCTCTGTTCTCATCTGTGTGTGTTTTTGTTTTAGTTATTATTTATTTATTTTTAAGCAGTCTTAAAAAGTAATCTTTCTAATCTAAATTTTCTTTTTTGCAAAATTTCCAATTCTTGTCTTAATTCAGGATGCTCTTTTAATAAAAATCCAAACGCTTTTTGTGTCATAATAAAACCACCTTTAATTATTTGCAAATCAATTATTCTATCATCAATAAGCCTCAAAATCTTTCTTATCCTTTTTGCTTTTTTTCTTGTCTCTAAAGTTACTATTTTGTTTTAGTTTGTTTGTTAATACCCTACAAATATACGACAACTCTTTACTTACATACTATTAAAAGCATAATTATCTTTTAACTGCTTGATTATCAAGTAGATTAATTTTGTTTTATATACTTATTTGCAACCTTGATACTATCATTGCTAGGATTTAGGAAAATCATACCGCCTAAGAGCCCTCGCAACTGCTTAAAATCTAAAGAGTTATAATTTTTTATATACTTAGGCTCAATCCTTCATATACTTTTTGGAGCTCAAACCCTCTCTATGACAGAATACCTTAAAATCAGTATATAAAACAAAAAAGCAAAAAAGCGTATAAAGGGCTGGATAGTACGACGAGAAATATTACTTTCTCACCCTTAAGGCTCCGCTGCAGATAGATAGTACTACGAAACTTTTCTGACTTTAGTACTACAACCGCGATTTCCTATATACTTAATGAACTCTTACACCATACTATATATATATAGTTGACCCTAACTTTTCAAATAACCCTATTTTGTCTTTTACTTTTTACTTTTATTAATTTATAAAAATAATCTACAACAAATAAAGAGAATATGACGTATTTAGAAAAGTTGACACCACTTTTTCAATGACTGATTAACTAAGGTGATAAATAAGTATATAGAAAAACAGCTATATATGACGCTTTTATTGATTATTCTTTATATACTGATTTCTTTCTTTCTATATAGATATACTGCTGCAATGTAAAAAAGTATATAATTTATTCTTGATAAGTATATAATTTATTTTATATTTGCGGCATGAAGAACATTAAAAGCCATAAGGCATACAGGAATTGGAACAATATAATTAACAATAAAAAAGGAATAACAGTGGAAAAAGAATGGATTGACTCTTTTAAAGCATTCGTATTTGATATGGGAGATAAACCCAAAGGTGCAATACTTGCAAGAATAGATAAAACTAAAGGCTTTGTGTTTGGTAATACCATATGGAAAACTAAAGGAGAGAAAAACAACATAACAAAACATCCTTTATATCTTACATGGAGAAACATTATCAACAGAACAACATCTAAATCTCATCCTAATTATTTAATAAATAAACAAAGAGGCGTGGTAGTATGTGATGAGTGGATGAATTCTTTTGAACAATTTGTGAAAGATGTAGGAGACAAACCAAGTAAAGGAAGATTGAAAAGATATAATGTGATGAGGAACTATGATAAAGATAATTGTTATTGGTATGCAGCAAGAGGAATAGATATAAAAGTTAGAGATGTCGTGAAGAGAGACAATAGTCATCCAAACTTATTTTAAGACCCTAGACGGATAGTTCAGATGATTTACAGCAATATGTATACAGCTATACATGAGAGGTTCACAGCGAAAACCCTAAGTTACTTTGCAGCGATATGCGACACTCCGCAATGTACGCCAAGC